GAGTAGGTGTAGTATTTTTATAACTAGTAAATTTAAAGTCACAACAATTGTTATCGACTCTTTCAACATCTTTAAGTATTTTTTCAATATTGAAAAAAAGTTTACTATCTCTGTCTAGTTCGACAAATACATTGTATTTTCCATTTTTGTTTGGTCCTTGGCTGATGTCTACATCTAAGAAATCATGTCCTGTTTCTAAAAACATACTTAAATCTTTAGCAGGGTCTTTATCCATTACCTCGAATGCAACCACAACAACATTTTCATCAGAACCAATTTTACTTTTAAATTGATCTATACTAATTGTGTCTGTGATAAGACTATTGAGATCGTTATTTTGTATTCCTTCATTCAGCATCTTGAATATTTTCCTCGTCTGTTAAACCTTGGTCATATGCTTTTGTTACTGCATCACTGTCTACATCTTGTCTCTCAACACCAACAGCTGCATCTGCATACCCGTCCATAAACTTACGTGGTAGTTCTATTGTTACTAACCATACTGGAGTTTCAACTCTCTTTGCACGTGCTTGGCCTGGTCTCATACCATCTGCACCGTCTCGAGTATCACTATCATCAGGAGTCATTAATTTTGCGGCACTTACTAAAATGTCTTTTGCATAGTAAACTTTGCAATTATTCTTAAGAAGTCTCTCTGCACCTTCAGGATCTGGCATAAGTTTTTGAGGGTACATAAGAGTTACTGTTACCCAATATCTATCTATATGTGGTCCTTCTACAATTTCGCCTTCTATCCAATTTTTGTAAGCATAGATGTTAAGATTGTCTAATACTCGCTCCATATCCATTAAAGTGTCCAATGCACTTTTTTTACTAATATTTTGTTTTAGAGTATCTAAAATATAATTTTGATCCATTTGACTTTTCCTTATAGTATTATTTATACATTTTATGTATGTGTAGTTAATAGCAGTTATTCTTTAGTAAATACATACGAGCAGGCAAACAGTCTAACAAGAATAACAACCTATGAATAGGAGTAAACATGGCTAAAAGAGCTCAAACAACAAAAAAACAAAGGCATCAACAAGAACAAAGCGATGTCATTTCAGTAAAAAATTATAAAAGACGTGATAAACACGTACAAATCATACCCAAAAGCATTGCTCAAGAAGAATATCTCGATCTTCTTGAAAACGATAACATCAACATTGCATTTGCAATGGGACCTGCAGGTACAGGTAAAACAATGCTAGGAGTTTTAGCGGCAATTAATGCACTAAAAACGGGACAATGTGATAAACTGGTTATAACAAGACCCGCAGTCAGCGTTGATGAACAACATGGTTTCCTGCCAGGAACTCTAGTAGAAAAAATGGCACCATGGACAAGACCAATATTTGATGTAATGGAGGAATATTGGTCACCACAGCAAATTGAATTTATGGTTGGTGACAATGTTATTGAAATTGCACCATTAGCCTACATGCGTGGACGTACATTTAAAAATGCGTGGATTATTGCAGATGAAATGCAAAACGCCACACCTAGTCAAATGAAAATGCTACTTACACGTATTGGTGAGAATAGTAAAATTGTTGTGACAGGAGACCTTGCACAACATGATAGAGGTTATGAGAACAATGGACTCAAGGACTTCTGTAATTTGCTAAAAAGTAAAAGAAGTAGCATGATTGGAGTCGTTGAATTCAGCAAGAGAGATGTCGAAAGACATCCTGCTGTAAGTGAAGTATTAGACATATACGGTGACGAAGATATTTAAAACAGTGACTTAAAGAGTTTGCCTGCTTAACTGTTAATAATGTGTTCGGCAATTGCCGCCCAATCGTCTAACCGAGTAATTCCATCTGCATGATCTTTATTATGTTCATGAGCAATGAGAATTGATGTCAAGCCATACTTGAGACCACACTCTGCGTTTTCTACTTTGTCTTCGATCCAATACAAACCAGTACCGTCATACTTGACAAGTTCCTCATCTTTATCAGCACCTGTATCCAAGCATACAACTTCATTAAAAACATTCTGTCCAAACAAGTTCTTTAGGTTACTAACCCGTAGCATTTGAGCTTTTTTGTCTAACGACAAACTTGTAATAGCAATGAATGTATAACCATGTTCTACAAGTTTTGCAACACCGCTACGTGCATCCCGCATTGCAGGAAGAAAGCCAACCCAGGCACTATCATTAAACTGTTTAACAAATGCTTTACCTTCAGCTTTAGTGATTCCATAAAGTTCACCAATATCATATACACCAGGCTTTACGGCTGTCATACCTTGCTCTGTCATCCATTCTTGGAAAGCTAGTTCCCAATCAAGCACAACACCGTCACAGTCTGTGAGTATGACTTTGTCTTTTTTAGTAATATTTTTCATTTTTTAATCCTTATTATTTAACTTACTCTTATACTATAAAGCAAAGTGCATTGGTTGTCAAGCCTTTTTTTTATATTTTTTAAGAAAGGTGAAACCCACAGCACGGTTAGTACACTGTGGGTTTCGGTGTAAGTTGCACAAACATAAGGGAGTCTAACCGTTGTACCTCTTTAAATTCCTAGTAATGGATCAAAGTGTCCAAAACCAAATCGTCTTTCATGGCAGAACCAACAATCTCCACAATGCTTAGTAAAGTCCATTGTAGTATGTTCACAACTACGAGTGATTGGAAATAATTCTTCTCGCATATTATAGTAGTCGTATATTTCAGCTACTGCCTTTTTATTAATTAATGTAAACGGTCTGTTAAACCTAAATACACCTGGTTCAAATTCTATCTCTTTAACAGGATAGCGATCAGCAAAATCTAAATCTCTTTCTGGTGGACGGTGCTCTACCATATCCTCATAGCCTTCTGGGGTATCTTCATATTCTTGAAGTTCTTCTACACTAGGATTGGCTGTTATGCCCATAAATTGTATAGTATGTTCATCTTCAAGTAATGGAAGATTCATTACCTCCATGTCTACATCGTAATGTTCACCACCCCTATTATCATTCTTTACATGTTCATAATTACCTAAACTATAATGACGTTCAACTACTTCCATAACTTTTTGAGCAAACTCAAATTGATAAGGTCTTCCTGCATGATTAGAACTTGTAATAATAAACTCAATATCCGGATTATATTCTGTTCTATATTTTGCAAGCATGAATAATAAAATTGCACTATCTGCTCCGCCTGATAACTTTACAAGTACCCTACGTTTTCCTTGAATATTAATTTCTACATCGCCTTGACTAGTAGGCACAAGCATGGATTGGTTCATTTTTTCTTAGCCTTTGGCTTTGCTTTCCTACGTCCCCATTGTCCAACTTGTAAGTCTTCTGTTCGTGCATTGGGGGCGCATTGTGTAATCTTACCACCATTAGCTAAGTATTCTTTTACAGCATCACTTATCTCTTTGGCTTCTAATTCTTCTTCTTCATTCTTTAGTTTTTTATTAATCATTTATTCCTCTTATGCTTTGTGTTTACTATATGAATATAGCACACCATGACATAGTATGTCAACATTTATTTTGAATATTTATACATAATTTTCTGCTTCATATTGAACAACCTGTACATAGCGGCCACCATTATATTTTTTTCGCCATATTTCAGCATAGCTTTCAGCTTCGTTTTCTGATTCAAACAACACAGGATCTAAATCCCAACAGTTGCCACCACCTATGCCACTATCTTGTGTAACATAGATCCAGTCATCTACTGAGAGATTTATTTTTACTGCATACTTTTTTTTCATTATCGTCTCATACTTGCAATATCTTTTGCATCTTCTTTTTTATCAGCAAAGATAGGTACCATGTTTGATTTGTGCATTGTAGCGATACCAAGTAACTGGCGTTCACCACTGTATGTGTTGCCTTCACGAGCAGGACCATGTCCGCATACTTTATCGCTTGTAGGCAAATTTGGACGGTTCTCTGCATAATCAGGAATATCTAATGTCTTGATATCACCACGTTTTGCTTTCCTTGCAGCTATTTGGTCAGGATGCACACCTTGTTTGCGTAACCATTTTTCATGTTCGGCTTGTGCTTTTGCTACTTTAGCATTAGGTTTTTTCTGTTTACGATTATATTTTGTTGTGGTCATATAAGGACCAACTAAATGCATAGTCATTGTGCCGCCTCCAAATTCTCTTCTACTTCTGAGTATATTTGTTTTAGTAGCGTTTGCAAGCATTTAGCCATTTTGAGTTGTTCTGGATTTAGACTAGCAATAAAATCTGAACATTCTTTTTGAGATTGTAATTCTTGCATATGCTCTAACATTACGATTTGCATATAAGTTAGACCATCTATTTCATATGTTTGCATTTTACGCTCCGTAGTAAATTGATTATCCTTACAGTTTAGCGTAAATTTTATTATTTGTCAATAGAAATTTCGTTTAGTCCAAATTCTCGGTCTAAGTATTTGTATTCTACCTTTACTGGATCCCATGCTTTTATATGTTCTATAACAGCGTTGGGGTCAAAAGGTCCACATGTATATACATCTAATTGTATTAATGCTGGATCTGGTTCGTTCCATACATGGCATGCCATGTGCGATGTTTCAATAACCACCGCACATGTTGGGCCTTTGTTGCCCTTTATTGTAGTGATGTCAGCACTAATAGGACCAGCAAGAATCTTCATGCCAATCTTATCTACTAATGTTTTCATCCACTCTTTGAGATCATGTTCATTAGGTGGATCATTTGCTTCAATTCGCAAAATGATATGCTTGTGAACTATCTCCATAGGTATAGCTTATTCTGATTTCCAGAATGTCCACAGACCGTATGCAATAGCTGCATATGCAGCCCATACCATTAGTCCTTGAAACATAAGTGCTATTACACCCATTGCAATAAGAGCTACGCCATCCCAAGATGTACGTTCTCCGCTTCTACTTTTTATCCAATTAAACATTTTATTCTCCCTTCGTATATGGCTCTGTATCTGTTGAGATTTTATGAGCCATTGATTGAATTTCGTTAATTAAATTGTCGACATGATCATCACGTTCTTGTGTTTTTACATATCCCCCGTATTTAATAGAATGTAGCTGTTGAGCCTTTTTATGCATGATTTCTACAAGATAAATCATATCTGATATTTTATGTAGCATAATAGTACCTAAAATTGCTTCAAAATGTACTCTGGATCAGTTACAGTATATGGGTCAGTATCACGCTCTGGATCATTATCAAATGCACATTTCATACGCCCTGGTTCTTCAAAGAATTGCATAATTAAACCATCATCTACAATCATAGCATAACGCCAACTACGGCATCCAAAACCACGAGCAGTAAAACATGATAGCATGTCTAATCCTTCTGTAAACTCTCCGTTTCCATCTGGCAGAACTTTAACATTTTCAAGTCCTTGATCTGCCGCCCATTTGTTCATAACAAATGAATCATTTACACTCACGCAATAGATATCGTCAATATCTTTGTCGTAAAATTCTTGTGCATTGTTTTCGAATCCAGGTAATTGATATGTACTGCACGTTGGTGTAAATGCACCTGGTAGTGAAAATACTACTACACGCTTACCAGCAAAATAGTCTGATGTAGTTTTATCTTCCCAACGGAAAGGATTATCTCCGCCAATAGATTCGTCTCTAACACGAATCCTAAAAGTACAATCTGGTACTTTTGTTCCTACTTTACTCATCTAGTTCTCCTTTTATTTGGTGGGACCGGTAGGACTCGAACCTACGGTCAACCCGTTATGAGCGGGGGGCTTTAACCAACTAAGCTACAGTCCCTATATTCTTGTTTACTCGTGTTCGCCGTTATTAGCACGGCCATTATATTTTCGTCCTGATTTTAATAGTGTGTTCAAGGACTCTGGATTGCGTTCCGCTTGACGGAAAGTTACCACTGTAATTGTAATTGCTGAAATCAACAACACATGAAATGTTGCACTAATACCAAAGGCCATAAAACTACCTACCATTAATGCAAAAATACCACTCCAAATAAAAAACAAACATTGAAAAATCATATGCCCTACCATAGGGTCTAAATTACGTAGTGGTGATTTTTCTACTGTCATTACACTGTCCCACATTTCACGTGGTATTTTAATTAATGACGAGATAGTTGTTGCCCAACCAATTGGCTTAGGTGTATTATTCATAATATTTTTACCTTTCTAAATTGTTATTTTGGTGCTCGCACCCGGACTCGAACCGGGACGCTATCACTAGCGAGAGATTTTAAGTCTCTTGTGTCTACCTATTCCACCATGCGAGCGAATTGGCCTTCACTATAGGATTCGAACCTATGACCTACTGCTTAGAAGGCAGTTGCTCTATCCAGCTGAGCTAAGTGAAGATTAAAGTTCTAACAACCTCCTAATTTGTTGTTCCAACTCTAGTATTCTTTCAGTTAGTACACTAACAGTTGTACGCAGATGTCCAGTATCATGTGGAGCAAATCTGCTTTTAAGTTCTTCAATCTCTTTGGTTAATACTTCGATATGATTAGTAAGAGCCATAACGTCAAGCTCTACAAATGCATCTATATCGTTTCGATCAATAACCATTAGGCAGTTGCTTCCGCTAGTTGTTTAACTTGGTACGGATGCACGCCACCGCTTGCATAGTATAATTTAAGGATAATTAAGTCTACGTCAGACTCGCTGAGGTATCCAATAACATCGTCACAGTATTTATCTTGATAATCATCATGGATACCTGGAAGTTTTGTCATAATACCTTGGCTATTAAAAATAGCAATTTCATACTTGCCTTGGCTGCCGCCATAGGCTCCTGGACCGTTGATTACACTGAGTGTATAATCACCACACTGGATAAGGGCTTGTTTGCCCGAATCCGTTTGTGATTTGTCCAACATTTCATAGTCTTTAAGACTGAGCATATTTAACTCCGTTGTTTAACTATATATAATGTACTTTATTTGTCAGGGGATGTCAAGCATTATTTGCTAAAAAATTTATCAGCCTCCTCACGTGCTTTCTTATCAACATGTTGATAATTTCCACGAACTCTTGTCGCTAGACTAATGTCTTCCAATACTTCTATTTTTTCAATAACCCTACTTAATGCCCTTTGAGCATCAGGTGTTTCTTTGGCTATTTGTTTGTTAATAATCTCTAAAACTTCTCTACTGGTAATCATTTTTCTGCTCCTCTAGTTTAATGATAGTAACACTTCTAACTTCTATTGTCAAGAATTTATATTAGTATGTAGCGTACTATTATAGACATAAACAACTATTATAAATAGTGATATGAAATATACAAAGTACCAACCAGAAGAAAATCCATTCATGTTCTTAGTCGCAGACATTACACACAAATGTAATATGACATGTAAAAATTGCTATATACCTAACAGAGATATTCCAGATATGGACTTTAATAAATTTGTAGAATTTATTGATCGTCTACCTAGAAGGACAATGATTAGGCTTATTGGAGCAGAACCAACAATGAACAAACAATTACCTGACTACATTCGTGCCTTAAAAGAACGTGGACATCGCCACGGACTACTAACTAACGGACTAAGATTTAGTCATCAGAGATATGTAGATATACTCAAAGAGGCTGGTCTAGACACAGTGTACATTAGTTTAAATGGTGTAGATAACGATGATTGGTATCAAGAGATTGATGAAATGCGTTGCAGTACCAAAAAATTAAAAGCTGTAGGAAACATTATCAATAGTGGTTTAAATATAGAGACTGGTACAATTATTGTTAAGGGTATTAATGAAGATGCTCCAGCTAGACTAAGTAAGTTATTATTTGAAACACATGATGTTAAAAATACACTTATAAGAATCAAAAATGTAGGACAAATTGGACGACATATGGATGAGGCAGTTAACTCATTTACTATGGATGAACTGATTAAAATATGTGCTGACGGTTTTGGTATTAGCGAAGATTTTATTCATGAATATAAAAAATCAGGACGCAATCCACTTAATCACGAACCAAATACTTGTGTTTTTCCGTTAGATGGAGTTGGCAAAACTATGCTACGTGGAGCATGGGTTAAAATTACTAATTGGATTGTTGATGAAGATGATATAGGCGGCATGCCAGACCCTGGTAGTATAAGACGTGGCCGTATTACAGAGGACTGGATGTGCGCTCCGTTCTTTGAAGATGTAAAAGCAAATGAATTCGGATATTAGGAGTTAAAATGGATATCGTAACACAAACAATAATTGACGTCATAAAAGATCTACAGGATGTAGAAATATCTTATGATGATGTACATGCAGGTAAACAAATAGCAGACTTTGGTCTAGACAGTATAGATAGTATAGAACTATTATTAGAGTTAGAAGATAGATTTGATGGCATGGACTTACCTGATTTTGATAATGCAGAGCTTGCTAATTTGAAAGAAGTATGGCAGTATCTTACAGATAATTTACCTAGCTAAATCATAACACCCAACTAATGCAAGTCTGGTTGCATCGCTTGTACTATATACAGCATGCGGCCAACTGGTATTCAAAAATACTACTTCCCCTATCTTAGGTATATAAGCATGTAGATCTTTTCTAGATTTTACTACAATTTCCTGTGAGCCTTGTATTACACAAGTAAATCGTTCTTTAACTGGGTCATCAATATGAAAGTCAATCATACCGTTTGGATTCATTATAGCTAATTTGAGATTATAAACATGACTACCCAGCACATCTTGTAAATTGTCTACAACAGATTGCATATTATATTTTGTAATATTAAAATCAATACTACTTGATGGGTTTGGTTGGCTTCCTTGCAGCAAATAGTGTGTAATTTTAAAATCACTATTCAATTGTATTCCACTTTCAGCTCTTAGATCTTTTGTAACACCACTTTCATCTCCCAGGTGTTCCATTGCAAATAAAGAGAATGCCTTAATTTTAGCAATTTGCCCATCCTCTATAAAGCCATAAGATTTAAAAGCAGGTAGATTACGTCTATTTTTCGCCAACTTGATTTTGTCCATATAAATATTTATATGCAAAAATTTCCAATACAATTTAGACTAGACGGAGAAGAAACTCCATACTGTAAAGAGCTACTGAGCAAAACTTGGTACTTAGATAATTTAGATGATGCTAGAAGATTATACGAAATAAGATGCCTACAGGCACTTATAGGCGTAGATACAGAATCATTTGCACACAAATATTTTATGCACAGTATAGACAAATTCGATGAACTAGCAAACTTAAAAGACTACTTTGATGAGAAAGAGTTTTACGAGAAACAACCAGATTTAAAACAATATTATAAAGGCGATGTCCTTTCAAAGGATAATAATAGCAATAAGACTATAGTTGTTTTAAGCCACAGAGGACATTGGGCATATAGCCTTTACAATAACACGAGTCTAGAAAATTATAGGCATCCTGAATATCATTATCTAACTAAAAATGAAGATTATAACTACATTAGTTTCTTTGAAGATGAAACTAGAAGTTATCCTAATCCAATATTAGAGCCAAGTAGCTTTTACAAAGGAGTTAATAATGGGGATTTAGATAGTTTACAAAAGATGGCAGATTTTGTTAAAGAAAAATATCCTGATACAGAATACTATGTAGTAAGCGATTGTAAGGCAGGACACAGTTCTTGTATACTTGCAGAATATTTAAGTGCCAAAAAGGTATTTGTGTCGTCGCCTGTGACTTTTTTAGACGCTGTAGAATTATGGGATTATTTAGAAATAGATGGATGTGTTAGTACAAAGTGTCTTATGGATATAAATTTTATAATGTATATAAGAGCTGTTCTTTATCAAGATAATTTTCTAACACACCAATGCAATATCAATTCAATTGCAAAATTTAATCCAGACATAGATTTTAATATCAATGGTGTTAGGGGAGACTTTTTAATTTCCTCACATATTAGAAATATTGATGAAACACTTCCAAATGTTCAATTAAATTTAGTGAGCAGTAATAAGTGGATACATAACAATCATCATATGTTAGGTTGGGTACGTAAACAAAATCTTATTGAGGATTACTTTTCAGAAAAATAGCGGAAGTTTCCTTCCGCTATAATTATTCTGTTTAGAAGCTGTAAGTTACACCAACTTTCACATCACCACGAGCTTCCGCTTCTAGGTCATATGAAACTGTACCATATAGTTCTAATGTGTCAGTTAGATCATACTCTGCACCTAAGTCAATAGTTGGTAGTACGTCTAGTGTATCACTAATTACAAAACCATCATTGTATAGGTTTAGGATAGATGAAGCTGATAGCTCTAGCTGATCCTGAGTCCATGTTAATTCTGGTGTTACCTTCGCGGTAGTAATTGATTGGTCTACGTTACGTTCTGCATTTAGCTCTCCGCCAAGGTCAAATTGTCCCGCCATGGCTGTAGAAGCCATAAAAAAAGCCGCTAGGGCCGTTGTCGTTAGTCTCATTTTGAGTTCCTTCTTCTTCGTCGTTCATGTTGTCTTCGTAGCAACAAACTGCTCGTTGCCTCTAATTATTATTATTTTATCGAAAACTGGCACTTCTGTTACCAGGTAGTACCCACCCTTGCATACCTAAATTAGGCTGCTAATGCCATTGCTGGCGCATAATTGTTATTTGCAATTATAAAATTTAACCTATTACGCTGTTACCCGGTTAACTCCACTTCACTTTCACACCTGTCGATCCTAGTTCAGCCCCATCATAAAAACATTCAGCAAATGTGCTTATGGTGGAGCTGCGCGGTACTGCCCCGCGGTCCAGTATGTGTCCACGTTACTTCAACGTTAACATCATTATTTATAACATATATACATTTATGTGTCAAGAACTTTATTTAGAAGGAGTTAATTTTATATATGACTCATCTAATTCAATAGGAATACAATCTATCCCTTGGCCTTTATTTTTTACCAATATGTGTGCTTTGCTAAGTTCTTTACCACAGTCTTCTACTGTTAAATATGTTCCTACATGATAATATTGCATATCACCAGCAGGTGTTATTGCTAACCAAATTAATATCCACAACATGTTGCTATCTCCCCGTTGTTACTAGCCATATGATAAAGAACAATACTCCGCCGCCTATCAAAAAAGTTATAAGTCCTACAATCCAAGCCATAATAGTTTCTTGACGTTCAATTTTAGCATACTCTTGCTCTCTTCTTTGTTTACGCATCTTTGCTTCAATTGCAACAATTTCTTTCCATGCACTTGGACCATAAAATGTACTGATATAGTTGCGTAGTTCTTCACGCATTTCTTTTGCTTTTTGTTTATGTCCCCAGATTTCCAGAGCGTTTTGTTCTATTTGACTTGCTCCAAAAATCTTTTTAAACATTGGTGGATTTTCAGCCTTTGCATGTGCAAAGTCCAAATCACTCATGGCTGATGCAAATTGTCCTAAAGACTTGCCCATATCTGCGACTTCTTTGCCTGCATTAATAGCCTGCTTTACTGTATTAAATGCGGCAGTCGCCAGACCGATGGCGCTGATTGGATCTATCATTTTAAAACTCTCCTTATGTTTGTGCTTACACTAATATTTAAGTACACTTTTAAGGAGATTTAAACAGTGTTTAATTATACTCCAGTAGTAGTATTTTGTTTTGAAAAGTTGCCACGTCTAGCAATGTTAACAATGTGCGGCAAACCAACCAATATATTTCCTATATCTGTTCTTTGAAATACATCGTTCCATAATGAATGATCTCTCATATGATTATTTCCTGCATGATGATCTATACAACGTTCTAATAAAATAGGAAAGGGAGTTTTTTGTAGTTGCTCTAGTGCTTTACTGTTGTGCATAAAAAATATATCGTCAAATTCAATTATATTCATATTAGCATTCCATTTGACTTCACCCTGTGTTAGTGTAAATTTATCATCGTATGTTGTATGATCAAATATTCTTGTCATATATTGATCAAGTTTTTCATGCCATCTTTCACAAAGAAACTCTTTATCTTTGTTAACTAAATTATTGTCCCATCTCCATCTTATTATCCAATCATATTCATGTGGATCATCTATTAAATTATAACATTCAAAAGCAGACCAATGTTGTGAATATGATCTTACAGAATAATTTAGACCTTCTTCCACAAAGTCAGGATTGGTAATTCTTATCTCACCTTCCATTGTTCTAAAGCATCTATTCATAAAATCTTCTGCTACCCATTTTCTAACATCATCATGATCAATAACTTTAATTTTTTTATAATCAAATTTAGATCTATCTACAGGTCTGCAGCTTTTCCAATGTACGCCATATAAGTCAACATTATAATGCTTTAAATGTTCTAAAAATTCTTTTAGATCATCCCCCTCTGTATCTCTGTTCTGATTAAATGTACGTGTTTGTCCTGATATACATATTGCTATTTTCATTATATAAAACCTCCAAAAATATTTATACTTAAATAAATACTAACATGGAAACACAAGCAATTGCAGAAAATTTAGTAGTATCTGTGCAACCTATTATTATATTACTGGTTGCAGGGATTATTGGACTCTGGCTTAAAGACTTTATGACAAGTGTTGTGGCTAGTTTAAAATGGAAAATGAAGCCTGGATTTGAACCTGGAGACACTGTCTTTTTAGATGGAGAATCAGCAGTAATTATAAGCATAGGCTATAGAGAAACTGTATTTGAGATAGATAACGGTAGAGGAAAAGTTTGGCGTTATATAGAAAACACAAGAATTCCAACACACAGACTTGAACAAATAATAATAAAGAAAGAAAAATAAAATGATTGATATGCAAATGGCGCTACGTTGCTCTCGTTTAAGCGATTGGGCTTACGGAGACTTACAACAGTTTAAAGATAATTTAATAAAACATGGCTACATCTTAAAGAGCTTAAAGTTTTTTAGTAGAGGAGGTGCCCAAGCATATGGAATGGAAACCAAAACTGGTGAAATTGTTATTGTATTCAGAGGAACAGAGCCAACACAATTAAGTGATATAATTGCAGATTTGAAAGCATGGCCAAGTTTTAGTGAAACACGTGGTAAAGTACATGGTGGATTTAAAGACGAACTTAATAAAATTGAAGATTTAATTTTAGAATGGATGCCTAGCAAAAAAGATAAAACTGTTATTTGTACAGGACATAGCCTAGGTGCAGCAATGGCATCTATCTTTGCCGCTAGACTTCATAGCAGAGATATAGATGCAAAACTATATACTTTCGGAAGTCCTAGAGTTGGTGATAAAATTTGGGCAAAACAATTTGAAAATATTGATGCATATAGATTTGTTAATAATAATGATATAGTATGTCGAGTACCTACTGATTTTTATTATGAACACGTAGGAGAGGTACATTACTTCTCATATAGTGGCAAGGTAATGATAAATGTAGGAGCATGGGCTCGCTTTAAAGATAGAATTAAAAGTAGACTTAGATGTGTTGCTAAACTAGAATTATTTGATGCATTATATGACCATAACATGTCCAAATATACTGCTAGGGTTGATGAAAATAAATAATTTCATCTTCTGTTTGGCCTTGGCTCCAAGTACCTTCTAGACATTTAATTACACAGCCCTGCTTATGCTTAGACACTGTACTATCCAGTTGTTCTTGACTTCCTACTAGTTCAGCTCTAACAAGATCATAGCAAGGATTTTCTACCTTATCCAAGGCTAACATCATCATATGCTCTATACCATTGTATCTCCAGTTATACCCTATTCTTGAATCTTTGCCAAGTACAAAGCCATCATATCTTACTGCATCCCATAGCATAAATCTTACATTGCTTGGATCACTATCCAGCACTTCTTGATTTTCTGTACTTACTACATTATTTTTTTCATCAATCACCACTGCATGACCATCATACATTGTATTTTGTCCTTGCGATAGCTTAATAAAATCGTCATTATGTATTGTAAAATTTTCTATTTCTTCTCCTGATTTTAATCTATAGGAGACCTTTTCATCATTTACAATTATATTAACTCTTAACCCTCTACTAACAGGTTGTACTGCTGCAGGAAATTTATCATAATTATCCACAGTCCCCACTGTTGCACATCTAATAGGATAGGATGTAATTAGTCCTGGCCATACTTTGTTAATTGTACTAATTTCTAGTCCCAAAGTTTCTGCCATAGTTTGATTTAATAGTAATAGGAATACAGGTGCATCCATGTCATTCATATGCATAAATGCCATTCTACATGCAAACTCAGCTTCTTTTTTATCAAACTTTTTTGATATTATATCTTCTATTATATGCATAAATCTAGGGAGACCCATACCGAATTTTTTGCCCATGTGTTTAGGTTCAAACTCTTGCATACCAAAATTTAACCAAGGATTATAAGCAATCTCGATTATTTTTTGTATACTAGATTCTTTTTGATATTTTTTAAGAATATCATATTTTGCTTGTTGTTTGTTAGACAGTTGTACATTAGTAACAAAGCTAGACAATAATGCTATTTTACTCATACTACTATTTATGTATGTACTTAATGATAAAAACTAGCACCTAGGTGCTAGTTTAAATTAGTTGGACTATATTGTTCTCCGTTATAACCTGGATAAGTATCATCTTCTACTCCAAAGTTACAACTTGCAACGATAAGCAAAAATACTACTGCTGCATATGTTGTGCGCTTGCTCCATAAAATAAAACCATCAAACGCTACTTCAGCTTGCTTTTGCGCATCTTTCTTTACTTTACTCAATTTCTATTTCCTCGTAGTGCAAAATACATTCCACCTACCCATAACAGTACATGTAGGTTATCATATAAAATAACATCCATAAAACTGTCAGGTTGGCCTACCCATATTACACCTGTCATAATACTACAAATTGTAATACCTGAAAATCTTGTTATCAAGTCTTGTAGTTCTTTTATTTTTTTAATAATTACTGCACCGCCCACAAGCAATCCAATACCTGCGCCTATTTCACCGTACACCACAAACCACCAAACAAGTGCTGGTAGTTCCATAGATGCCGCATCATCTGCACTGAATGGTAATTTGCTTAATCCTTGTTGAAGGAATACAATAGCTAAAGGTATTCTTAAAAGCCAATGGCTCATACAAAATTCTGGAATTCTATCTACTACGTTTTTAATTCTTAACATTTCTATTTCAAATCCTTTTTATTTGCCGCCCTTTTTCTTTGGGACTGGTTTTTTAAAGTATGTATGATCTGGATCTATCATTAGTAACTCGGATACATTTTGTGTTTGAACTCTGAAATCTCATCAGCTTTTTTATAATAGCCTCTGTTTCTTAGTTCTCTGATTGCCATACAATAACTTCTGTATTCCATTGCTTTAATAAATTTCTTAAACATTAATCAATCCTTGTCATTAAACGTTTTGCTTCTTCGTGGTAGCCTTCTCTCCATAGTGCTTCAGCTGCTCTTGCTCTGCCTGCTGATTCACCAATTGCCCATGCACCCATTGCAAATGCTACTAGGCCTCTACTCAGTGTCTTACCTAAATTAGATGTTCTTTTCATTACTAGCGTACCCATTATACAAAACCTCTTAGATTAGCATTAGTTTCAATTACTACTTGATCAACTAGTTTAACTGGCTCTGGTTTCTTATACGAACTATGTGCAACATGCCAAATGTCGCCACGTGCAATACCAATATCATTTAATTCATGATTGGTTAATTTATTAAGTTCTTTGATAGTAGTACGAACAGCTGCTCTGTACTCTCTATTTCTATTAAAGTTAATTAGTGATGTGATAATACTGTTAATCATTCGTTTATTCCTTGTGTGTGTCTAGTAGGCGCCTGCCCATTATTTTCCAACATATAGTTGTAAGCAAACTGCCAATCGTTTGCATATTCTGTTTTTGCCCATGTAAGTAAATCTTTTCTATAACCGGAAGACATCTTGCCGCCGCCAAAAAGACTTGTGAAGGCACCAAATACGTTTAGTGTCATTTTATTTCTCCATTTGTTCGGATGCTTGAGGAATAGCAATACCCCGTGTCTATCCACGGCGCCGCTCTTTTTACGGATGAGTTATCCGCTTGTCTTTCCAAGTGCCACTCATTTTTTCTAAGCTGAGGTCGCTTTGTTTACAAATCTATTTATAGCGCAAATCACAAGATCACGACTGCACGACCGTAAAAAACGATATGCATCTACTGCATACCTATTGCATACCTATTACTCGTGAAAAGACAGTGACATTAAGTGCCACTGTCTAAATTAATTTTACTTGATTTCGATTGCTCGAGGCTGCTTCTCTTCTGGTACGATACGCTCTAGTTCAATATAAAGCATTCCGTTTTCCATTTGCGCACCATTTACTACCACATCATCAGATAGTGTCCATACTCTACGGAATTTACGTTGTGCAATACCTTTGTGAAGCCATTTGGTTGATTCTGTATCAATTTCTTCTGGGCTGTGCGCAATTGTAAGTTGACCGTTTTCTGTTGTAATGTCTAGGTCTTCTTTACGAACACCTGCTAGTGCAATTTCAATTTGGAAGTTGTTGCCTTCTTGGCGGATATTATAAGGCGGATAACCTGTGCTTGCCGCATTACCGTCTACATAACGGAACATATCTTCAAAAATTTTATCAAAACCTACAGCATATGGTGTAAGTTTATTCAGGTCGAGTGTTGTTAGTCTTGTCATAATTTATCTCCTTTTAAGCAAGATTAGTATTGAGACCCTTTAGGCGTCTCAGTTGTTAGTGACTAAAAGAACCTTTTTACCTTTACATTCTTAGGTATAGGAGTGCCGTCACGTTTTGCACTCTTAGGCCCAAAATCAAATACATCGTCGATAGGAAAAGTTCTTATATCTTCACTTTTTATATCCAAGTACGGCTTTGTATCTAAGTTTGTTTCGTCTTCGTGGGCTACAAGATATTCTAGATCTCTTGTTTGGTACCATGCCAGACTTTCATCTGGATATCCAACCCCCACGACAATAATTGGCTCATAGCGAGGAATATCTTCATACCCTAGCCATTTTCTCCATTCATCTGGATTAGCATCACCATTATGCATAGTATTTTGACTATATCCAGTGCGTAGTCCCATCATATTTGCTGCTAGAACCATTTGTCCTGAGCTAATGCCTACTGATTTTTGTTGGGTCTTTCCAAATTCTTCATCAAATAATTCATTAATGCCAGGACCAGATTCGTCTGCTGCCCAAATATCTTTATGTAAATCTTCCGGTGGTGTTTTACCGTAGATAAAGATACATGGTGCATGAACTTGTGTGTTGTGCATTGCACTATTTGTTTTTTTCCAATGATACCCCCATGTAAATCTCGCTGCATGTTCTTTAAGCATATCTTCGTTTGTAATTACTGTGAGATTAAAATCAACCTCATTTTGTTTGCTCGGTGCGTTGACTGCTATTTCTGTTAAAAAATCAATAGTCTCTTGGTCCACTTTTTTGTCTGACCAGTTGCGTTGTGCTTTGCGACTTTGGTGCATAGCTTTTAATATAAAATCTTTATCTATCATACTTCTATTTATCTTATTAATTGCCAATCGTTGATGATTCGTAAACTGGATTATGTGTTTGTGTACATCTTACAAACGTTGTACATTTGCTAAGTTGTTTCAGCTTCAATGCACCTGCATATGTGCATGTTGAGCGAATGCCTCCTAGGATATTCTGTATTGTGTTTTCAACTTCTCCTCGATAAGGCACTAACACTGTACGACCCTCACTTGAACGATAGTTTTTTAATCCACCAAAATGCTTATCGTTTGCACTTTCACTACTCATGCCGTAGAACTGCACATAACGTTTTTCTTTTACTTTACGTTTATGGTTACTTAAATGATCACCAACTTCGTATTCTAATTCATCTGTTTCGTAATATCTTTTAATTACTTCACCACCGCCTTCATTGTGCCCAGCAAGCATACCACCAAGCATAACAAAATCTGCGCCGGCTGCAAAGGCTTTAGCGACATCTCCAGGGCAAGTACACCCACCGTCAGCAATAATGTGACCACCAAGTCCGTGTGCTGCATCAGCGCATTCGATGACCGCAGATAATTGCGGATATCCCACACCAGTTTGAATCCTA